ATCCCTTACATCATTGTCGGCATCCCTTACAATAAATCCTCTTTTCCTTAGTTCAGTCTTAAAGCTAGCTGCCGAAGGGTCAAGGATTATATCGTCAGGAAGGTCTTCACCAACAAAAGCAACAAGGTCATCTGCATATTCACTGTCCGTCTTTTGCTTACCCTTTACTTTGCTGTCATAGTAGTACTCATTAGTTTGCCAACATATCTTTCCGTCATCCCATATGTCTAAAAATACCATAGGATTGGTTGTCCCATAGTCAATAGCTATTGTTCTTCTTGCAATGTATTTTAACCCTTTGGGTGCTGTATTATCATCAAAAGTATTTTGTGATTCTTCCCACATATCATAAATAGCACCCTCTGCTATAACCCATAAACCAAGAATAAATCTCTTAAAGAATACCCCAAAATACATTGCCTTGTACTTATCTTTTACTTTGTCACCGAGGCTTGGGTTATCATCCATCATGAAGTGCAGATGGAGTAACATCTTTTCCTTTGCCTTATCAACCCAATTAATCTTAAACCAATGAACAGGCGAATCAGGGTTACAGTTAAACCAATACTTAGAATCCTCTACAGAACATCTGCTTGTCCCCTGGTTAACAAAACTTTCAGGCATGAGTGCTACTTCATCAAAAAGAATGCCAGCCAGCGTGATGCCCTGGATAAGATTCTGGCTACTTTCATCGTTACCGCCAAATATATAGAACTTATTTGTCTTACCTCGATAAGTTATTCGAATGTGCTTATCATCACCGGCCCTTATTTCCTTTATTTTGTAGCCACGTATAATAAGGGCTGGATGCAACCAAGACCAGACGTTCCTATGAAATGAACCAATCGTTTTCCCACACATGGCAAAGTTTTGACCTACAAAGCTATCCATTGCCCAGAACACAAAAGTTAGAGCCATAGGCACTGTTTTGCCTGCCCTGATAGCTCCATCTGCTATAATACCGTTATAATCTTTATATGGGCTTTCTTTGGTCCACCAAGTTAGAATCTTCTTTTGCTTTAGTGAAAAGGCAACAAAGAAAAGCACTGCCTTAACTACATTTTTTATTGAATTAACAGACATGATACACCTCACAAACAAAAAGCTCCCTAGATGGGAGCCTATAGGTTTAGCTTAACTTTTAATTTTTTGACCACTGCTTCTACTTCATCATCGTTGAAAGGGGTTAAGTCAACCTCTCCCTGATGCATCCCTTCCTTGCATATCACTACGTTTCCAACTATAATGTCATGGCCGTATATCTTAGTGCCTGGCAGGTCTAAGTTTAACCCCCTTGCAACGACCTTCTTCATTAACTACCATTACATGGCCCTGTTCAAGTATCCCTGTTACTGGTCTTACAATTTCAATCCATCCTTTTACTCCACTATTCAGGGACTTGTAAAACTGTTCACTACCAGCTTTGCCACAATCAATAAGTTTAAGCCTAGAATTAGTTTCTATTACTATTATCTTGGGCATCTGTATCCTCCTTCAAGAGCTCTGATGTAAATCCATCATTTACTTCACTTAAGAAGCCGCGAATACAATGATTAGCAATGCTATAATACTCTGGGTTCCTTTCTTTAAAGCCTTTCCATCTAGCCAGGAGCGACTCCACTCTATCAGCAAAGATATCGAAGTTATCTACGGCAACAGAAACATCTGAATCATCAATTTCATCTGAACATACCTTCATTTGAGATAGATTGTCTTTGCATCTATTTATAATAGATTCACGTTTGGGCATCAACTATTCCTCCTCTACCAATGCTAAATCTTTAACATCTACTAAGTACTTATTACCTTTTGCATCTGCTACAATGTTCCGGTGATTTGCACTTCTAGTGGCCTTAGTAACATCGTTACTTAAAACAATTACTAATTTTCCACTAGGTAAGTGCTTATACATCATTTTACTTCCTCCCACCAATCCAAAGCTCTCATTGCTCCACTTCCATAGCCTAATCTCATAAAAGCATCGGATACACTAAAACCTTCTCCTTCTTCAACTTTACCATCGAGCCAATGAAACCTAAACTTTTTCACATTTACACCTCCTTAATTACTAACTTCTTTAATATACTCTAAATACATCTCCTTAATTAATTCAGGATTCCCACTTAATCCTAACTCATATAACTTTGACATTTAAGGTTTCATAGCTAAAGCCCTATCAATACCATCAAAGTACATTTCAATTGCCCTTAATAAGTCAACCTTTCTTGCTTGTGACCGAATAGATGAAACATATAAAGTAGAGTATAAATGCCTTGATTCTTTTACAGTTATCTTCTTAAGTACTTCATGCTTTGAACTTTCATTACTTCGATCATAAATCAAATTATTATTGTAAAACTCCCTTACATCATATTCATCTTTTATACTAAATACTTCTTTTGCTTTTACTACCATTATTAACACCTCCCTCCAAGAACTATAATAACACTAAAAGAATAGAATGTAAACTATTTTTTGAAAGCCGTAGTTAACGCTAGATAAAGCAAACTAATTATTAAAGTTATTCCACAAGTAGCTAATGCTACTTGCATTAACATCATATTAAAATCTGTTAGCATTATTTCCTCCTTTCAAACGTGTTAATTTCTGAAAGCAGCTTTTCTAAAGCATCTTCCCTGCCTTTCTTATAGTTGCCTTCTTGAAGCATTTTATTTTCTTTAATCAATTTTCTCACAATTGACTTAACTCTGTTATTTTCTGAAACGCTTCCTTCGTTAAGTGCTTCGCTCCCATGCCTTTTCAATATGCAGCTTAGCTCACCATGACTAATTTCTGGCACTTTATTGTATACTCCTTTCACAATACATCTACGATGCTACTGCTAACCCACCGTCAATAGATAATGTAGCTTTTATATTTACCAATCATTCAAGTTCAAATCAAGGCTACATTTGGGTATTTCCCTGGGTACTTCAGGTATTTGCCTAAGTAACATATGTGCAAAGCCCACTAACTGCTTAGCATGGCCAGTTCTTAAATACCAGACATCAAGACCACAATCTTGGTTACCAAACCTTACCCTATCCAGGGCATCAGCATCTTTAAATATACGGATTAAGATGTGGTCTTTCCTTGAGTCCGCCAAACAATGCTGCTCAATTAAGGATATAACATCTTGGTCAACACTACTATTAGATAAAAGACCACGATATATAACTTTTTGAGCACTAGCGAACCCATGCTTTGTATCTGCACTATTATCTACCCTTCCAATGTCATGATAAGCCGATGCCTTACGAAGGGCTACTATTTCACGCTTAGTACACCCATGTATTGCAGCTAATGTTTCAGCTAATATCATTACACGCTTGGAATGAGCAACACCATGTGGACCAGTGGGATCAAAAAACAATTCACTACGAACATCAGGATAGTTTCTAGCATTATGCATCTTTTGCCTCCTCTATTATATAAGCTAATTAAAAGCTCAAAGGTCGCGAACAAATAAAGGGTGACAATGGAGGAAAGCACCGTTATTTGCTTTGAGCTTTTAATTAGCCCCTCAGGAGTTAACCTAAGAAACTAATATATTTAAAAGCGGATAGGGATTTACACCCTATATGGTATAAGGGTAGGGTGGTTGACTGGCCCCTTATATCTCACTTGTCTTTACGCCCTTTTGTTAGCGTCTACTCATTCCGCCACCACTTTAATATTTAAGCTAATTTAATCCAATTACAACACTTACTAATAACTACTGAATGCCATACAGGTCCAATTTATTCACTTTAGCTGATACTATCTTTGCCGCTATCCTTACTTTTGCTAATTCAGCTACCCTTTGTTGGGCTTCTTCTAAAGTGTATTCATTGCGACTTGATTGCCACTTGCCACCCTTTTTAACTTTCAAGCTATATTCTTTCATTTGATCGCCTCCCTTAGGCACTATTTTTGACCTGAATACATTATATAACATTGCTAGTGTAATGTAAATAACTATTTTTATAAACAAGGAAAGGTAGCCTATTAGCTACCCTTATAATTATATGTTAATCAACTTAAGTATTGAGCATGGGCATCCTAGTAACAATAGATATGACTTCTAATATGCATCTAATCTGTTACTACTAATATCTTAGCCGGCCCAGTGGAATTAGGCATATTGTGATATACCCCTTCCCTTTGTTGCAATTCTTCTACTAGTTTCTTTGTACTAGTTGAAATGTCAACATTTAGCACCGGCTGGCTTTTGTTTAAGTAGTCCACCCAACACTTGATGCAATTATCTTCAGAGCAGTTTACACTTTCCATTGCTTCATTGCATAGCTTTTCATCCTTGGCTAACAATTCAGCTACCCTTTCCCTTTCAGCTACTACTCCTTCATTATACTTCTTAATAGCAAATTGTTCTATAATGTCTTCATTGCACTTAGCTTTAATAGAATCCATTAGTTGCCTCCCCTATAAGGTTCATTTAATTGATGATTCTTAAACCCTTCTTGATGACACTTAAAGGCATCTAATTGTGAATAAGCTTTACATAGCCTTTGCTCTCCTGCCCTTGGCTTACCTATTCTTACTATTAAGCTAGAACCATTATCTACATATAGACTTCTTTTTTTACAATTTTCACAATCCTTCATTTTTGTATAATTCCTTTCAGTTTTGTTTGCAGTAGTGCCAGAACCCCATTTTTACTTTGTTTCTTAGCTAATAGGTCTGGCGCTGTACTGCTTTATGCTGCTACGTACGTTGCATACGTGTGTTAAAACTCCATATCGACCCTATTTTTAGCCGTCTTTATTACTATTTCATTGACAGTAGAAGATATGATAGCTTGTACATTAGCTACTACTATTCCTTCAGGCATTAGAGTATCAATAGAGAGCTTGTTAGCTTTTTCAATCTTAAAACCGCCAACAAGGATATATTCTTCAGCCAATCTTATTACTTTTTCCTTAGGCCCAAAAATAATTGAGCTGGGCTCTGATTGAAGCATGTTATCATAAGTAAGCATTAGTGATAGCTCCATCGAAGAGATAGATTGCAAATCATTTCTTAGCCATGTAGCATTGAGTACTTTACTCGTATCAACCATAATGAGGCCTTCGCTTTCAGTGGGTTCTTCAAATTGCCTAGTCATCCGGTCAATTATACTTCTATCGAGCCTTTGAAGCTTGTTGCTCCTTACATGACATTCATTGCTTGAAGTCTTAATCCAGTGGCAATGTAGTGGGATTCCGAATTCCTTTGCCATATACAGCCACATCTTGCGTCTTTCTTTAGTGGTATTAGTGGCGTCTACTACAACATTGTGACCCTCTTTGAGCAGTGCCCTTACCATTATTTGTGTTGTTGCCCAAATTGTAGGCTCTGCTATTGGGATAAACTGTTCACCATGTGTTGATAGTCTTACTGTATCAGGGCAAACTATAACATTCCCTTTATTTTGCAACTCTTTGCAATATGTAGACTTCCCACTTAAAGGGAGACCTACCATAATACTAAATAGTCCCATCTCTACCTCTCCTCACTATATAATATCTGTTATATCTACGAATTGACCGTTAATATTTTGATAGATTCTTTGATTAGAGCTACCTCTGAATTTTAACCCAATATTACGGAGCTCTTCAATATATCTACCATCAATGATATAATCAATTTTACTGACTATCTTATCAAATAGTTCAATAACATCTTTAATCTTAAACCCTGTGTATAATGTGAAATTTACTTCCGGATTTGATAGTTTGATTAATTTAGTTAGTAGGTTTAACTGATATGCTTGTAAAAGTGGCTCACCACCTGTGTATGTTATTCCTTGGATTAGTGGGTTACTATCAAGGTGCATTCTAATTATGTTAACTAATGATATAGTGTCTATTTCATATCCTTTGTTTATATCATGAGTGCTAAGATTATGACATCCTTTGCAGTTGTGTTTGCATCCCTGAAAGAATATAGGAAGCCTTAGCCCTATCCCATCAACTATACTTGGCTGAGCTATACTAGCTATTCTCATAAGCCCCTCCTTAGTCAATTACTCTGAATTCATAAAACACTATATAAGGCTTTCCTACTGGATTTCCTTTTAGATTGCATTTATGAGCTATAGACCATTCTAAGTAAATGTGCAATCCATCTTCAACAAATACCTTCATTTTACTGTGTACATGCTTAGCATACATAAATAATCTGTTAAAATAGCCTATTCCAGAGCAATCAGTACTCAATGGCTTTATATATCTACCTTGTGGTTTATCATATGTTACTAAATTCCATAAATCACCTATGCAATACTCTAGCACTATGCCGTTAAGTGATGAAATGTCTAATACACCACTTACTTTGGCTACAAAGTATGGATAATAAATAACTTTTAACCCCTGATTACTAAATTCTTTATGCTTTTGCTTAGCTACTATTGCATTAACACCGACAGCTTTTGGTAAATTGTAGTCATCTCCAATTTCAACTGCTGTTCTAACTGTCCATAAGACACTTTTATCAAGCTTTGTATTGCTGTCCATAAATGACCAGGGGGCTGCCGGTATCCCTAATTCCCGCAAAGCCTTAAATCCTTGTAATTTATTCATTTGATTTTTCTCCACAAGCTAGGCTAGGATTATTAAAACAATTCATACATAAAGTACATTTCTTAGCCTTATCTACGTTTGAAACTCTCATATACCTAAGTTGGCCATTAGCTTTTTCCATCCATTCCTCCAATGATCTTTCCCATTTTTCATATGGCTCATACATGCTGATGTAAGACACCATAGCCACTCTTTGATGGCTGATAAATACTCCAATAACCATGTACTTATTTCCCTGCTTGAAGTGTTTATATACTTCAAATGGTATTGGTATCCGTAAATCATTCGGTAAATCCATTTAATGATTATCCTCCTTGCTTTCCTTCATTAGTTACCATCCTCAGAGCGTTTATAGTATCTACATGCATCCCAATAGTGGCAACCTAAGCAACATTTACTTTTATCTTTATTAAGCCTAGGGATATTGAAGCATGTATGCGCTGGTAGAACTTTCATAGAGGGTTGTTCATGTATACTTTTCTTATCTTCCACTAATTTTACCCTCCT